ATATGGAAAGAAAGATGGTAAGAATAAAAAAGACTTACTAAAGATTATACATTATGCTATATTAGCATTACATTATGGAGGACACGGTGAAACATATACTGAGCAAGACAAATGATTGTGAGTTAACAAATGTTCAGGAAGGAGACAGTCAACCTAATGCTGTCGACTTGAGGATCAATAAGATCTTTGAGATCAATAAAAAAGAACCTTTCATCATAAGCGAAGAAACTAAAACACATAGAGGATCTGTAGAAGTACAACCTGACGAAGAAGGATGGTTTAATCTTGCAAGAGGTACTTATGAGATTGTTATGGAAAATGTAGTGAGTGTAGGTGAAGGTTATGCTGGTTTTGTAATCACAAGATCAACATTAAACAGAAATGGATTATTTATTACAAGCGGACTATATGATAGTGGTTATCACGGAGTGATGGCAGGTTGTTTACATGTACGAGTCGGTCCAGCTAAAATAAAAAAAGGAACTAGAGTCGGTCAGTTTATATTGTTTGAAGCAGAGACTTTATCAATGTATGATGGCAGCTATGGTATAGGAAAACAACATGATAACAAATATGGAGAAATAAGTGGAAATAAGCATTGATATAAAAAAGTTAAGAGAAAGAAAAATCTTTGTAGCCACTCCAATGTATGGAGGAATGTGTGGTGGTCAATATTGTAAGTCCACTGCAGATCTATCTGCACTTGGAGCTAAGTATGGTTTAGAGATATCTTTCTTTTATTTGTTTAACGAAAGTCTAATAACAAGAGCAAGAAATTATCTTGTAGATGAATTCTTGAGATCTAAAGCTACACACTTGATGTTTATTGATAGTGATATTGGTTTTGATCCACAAGATGTTTTAGCTTTAGCTGCTCTAGCTGAACCTGGAACAGATAAAGATATAGTATGTGGTCCTTATCCTAAGAAAACTATATCTTGGGAAAAGATTAAGAGAGCTGTTGATAGAGGTTTTGCTGATGAGAATCCTAACAAGTTAGAAAAGTATGTAGGTGACTATGTATTCAATCCTGTTGAAGGTGTAACTGAGATTAGAGTTAACGAACCTGCAGAAGTGTTAGAAGGTGGTACAGGTTTTATGATGGTACAAAGAAGTGCTCTCGAAAAGTATGCAAAAGCATATCCGGAGTTATTATATAAACCTGATCATATTAGAACTAAACATTTTGATGGAACAAGACAGATAACTGCTTTCTTTGATACTGTTATATGTCCTGATTCTAATAGATATTTGTCAGAAGATTATATGTTCTGTCAATGGGGAAGAAAGATTGGACTAAAGATATGGATGTGTCCATGGATGAAATTGACTCACCAAGGTGCATATATGTTTGGTGGTAGTCTAACTGACTTAGCTCAGATTGGTGCAGCTGCTACAGCTGATCCAGCAGCGATAGCTGGAAATAAAAAAACTTTAGCACCTGAGCAAAAGTAAGTATGGAGTTATATTATGAAAATTAGTGATAATACTATTAAGATTCTTAAAAATTTTAGTAGTATAAACCAGTCAATATTATTTAGAACTGGTAGTACAATAAGAACAAAGAGTCCTCTTAGTACGATAGCTGCACAAGCTGTTGTAGATGAGATGTTTCCTTTTGAGTTTGGGATCTATGACTTGAACCAATTTTTAAGTGTTGTAAGTTTATTTGAAGATCCTGATTTTGACTTTCAAGAAAATCATGTAACGATTAGTAGTGGTGAAAGCTCTAGTAACTATTATTATACTGATAAAGATATGATAGTTGCACCTAAAGATGTTACACCTGAGTTTCAAAAGTCATTAGGTTTTAACTTAACAGAAAGTGATGTTAAGAGTTTGATACAAGCTGCAAGTGTAATGCAGCTACCTAATATTGTTGTTGAAAGTGAAGCTGATAAACAAGAGATAGTTATAACAGCAAGAGATCCAAAGAATCCTACAAGTAATAACTTTACAAAGAAAGTAGGAGAAACAATGTTGGATACTAGCTTTAAGTATATCTTATCAGTTGACAATATAAAATTACTTCCACATAGTTATGATGTTTCTATTATATCTGATCCAGGTATGATTGTTGAGTTCTCGAGCAAGTACAATAAAATTAAATATTGGGCTCCTGTAGAACAAGGAAGTAATTATGAAAGATAACTTTCTTTGGACAGAAAAATATAGACCTAAGAAGATAGACGATACTGTCTTACCTGCTGATTTAAAATCTACATTTCAAAACTTTATTGATAATGGTATACCTAATTTACTTTTATCTGGTGGTCCTGGTGTTGGAAAAACAACAGCTGCTAAAGCTATGTTAGATGAAGTAGGATCTGACTTTATGATTATTAACGGAAGTATGAATGGTGGTATTGATACTTTACGAAATGATATAAAGAGTTATGCAAGTACAGTTAGTTTAAATGGTAGTAGAAAGTTTGTTATCTTAGATGAAGCTGATTATCTTAATCCTCAAAGTACTCAACCTGCTTTGAGAAACTTTATGGAAGAATATAGTAAGAACTGTGGATTTATTTTAACTGCAAACTATAAGAATAGAATTATAGAACCTTTACATAGTAGATGTAGTATGGTAGAGTTCAATATATCTAAACAAGATAAACCTAAACTTGCAAGTCAGTTTATGAAAAGAGTTAAAGATATTCTTACGAAAGAGAATATACAGTATACAGATAATGTTATAGCTGAACTTATTATGAAACATTTTCCTGACTGGAGAAGAGTTATTAATGAGTTACAGAGATATAGTAGTAATGGAAAGATAGATGTTGGTATCTTAACTCATATGAGTGATGGATCCTTCAATACTTTAATACAAGCTCTAAAGAAAAAAGAATTTAATCAGATGAGGAAATGGGTGGCAGAGAACTTAGACAACGATCCAACAACAATATACAGAAGGTTATATGATAGTTGTAATAGTAATATGAAGGAACAAACTATACCTATCTTAGTTACTACTATAGCTGACTATCAATATAAAAGTGCTTTTGTTGCAGATCAAGAGATTAACCTGGTTGCATGTTTGACAACTATAATGATAGAATGTGAGTTTAAATAATGGCAAGGAAAGCAAAATCATATATTACATCTGTATTTGAACCTACTAAAAAGAGAACATCTATTGGTAGAGGAAAAGTAAAGATGGCAACTATGAACAAACATAAAAAAAGATCTTTTAAAAAATATAGAAGGCAAGGTAGATGAAACCTTTTGACTTTATTAACAGTATAACATATAAGAAAAATATATCTATGGATGATACTATAGAAGGAATGTATAGTCCATTTATAACTAACAGAGCTTTGTCTCAGTTTATAGATTGTATTTTGTTAGCTAATGAGATGAATACAAGACATCACGTAGATAATAAATTACAATATGACTATTTGATAAATAGAATACGTCCCAGAAAGAGATTTAAGAAATGGGATAAGAAACAAGATAATGAAGATATACAACTGATTAAAGAATATTATAGTTGTAATAACGATAAGGCAAGAGTTGCTCTATCATTATTATCAGAACAACATTTAAATATTATTAGAAAGAAATTAAATAAAGGTGGTGTGAAATGACAATTGACACAGACAATATGATTGAAGTGAAACTTAACGAAGGTGATGATTTTCTAAAAGTCAGAGAGACTCTAACAAGGATTGGAGTTGCATCAAGAAAAGATAAGACATTATATCAATCATGTCACATATTACATAAACAAGGAAGATACTTCATAGTACATTTCAAAGAGTTGTTTGCCCTTGATGGTAAACCTTCTAACTTTTCTGAAAGTGATATCTCAAGAAGAAACACAATAGCAAATTTATTAGCAGAATGGGGATTACTTAAACTGGTAACACCAGATTTATCTAAACAACCTATCGCTCCTATAAGTCAGATTAAGGTCTTACCTTTCAAAGAAAAGGATCAATGGAACTTAACTGCAAAGTATAATATTGGTAAAAAAAATGGTGAAAAGGAGATAGTAAATGGCAACACAGCTTAACATAACTGGATTAGAAGAAGCACAGAAAGAAGAAGAGTTTTCTTTAGGTGATAATAAAATGACTAACAGTGGTACCTGGTCTAAGAGTCAAGGTGGTACTGAGAGAATGTTTGATAGACTTAAAAAAGAGTTGGATCCAAAACTGTTAGATAATTTTCAATTAATTTGTAGTAGAGTAAGAGACTTAGAAGATAAGAAAAGAATTTTATGGTTACATGACTTATGGAATGATCCAGAGAATCAACATCTTAAAGATGATAGTTCTTTATCAAGATTTGAAAAATTAGTTTTTGTTAGTAACTATCAAATGCATACTTTTCATTTAGGTTTAGGTGTTCCTTTTGATAAAGGAATAGTTATGAAGAATGCTATAGATCCAATACCTCCAAAGCTAATAGATAAACCAAATGTTAAAGACGAAATCAGATTAATTTATCATACAACTCCACATAGAGGTTTAGAATTACTTATACCAGTATTTGAATACTTATGTAAAGAACATAAAAATATTCACTTAGATGTATTCAGTAGTTTTGAAATCTATGGATGGAAACATAGAGACGAACAATATAAGCAAGTTTTTGAAACTTGTAATAATCATCCACAGATAACTTATCATGGTTTTCAACAACATGATAAGGTTATGGAAGCACTAGGTAGAGCTCATATATTTGCATTTCCAAGTATATGGGTTGAAACATCTTGTATAGCAGCAATAGAAGCTATGAGTGCAAAATGTTTAACTGTTACAAATAATTTAGGTGCATTACCAGAAACGTGTGCTAACTTTGCAAGCATGTATCAATATACAGAAGATGGTCAAAAACATGTTAATAGGTTTGCAAGTATTTTAAATAATACTATCAATATAATGAAAGAACAACAAAACTGGCAAAACCAGTTGGAAGTTCAAAAGAACTATTTTGATAACTTCTATAGTTGGAACTTTAGAGCAAAGGAATGGGAATTATTATTACAAGGATTATCAAAGGATGGATCTTCTACATAAACATCTAATTATTACAGGACATTTTGACGAGATCAATAAAATGTGTTGGCCTTGGCCAAGACTTAATGATATGAATGATGATCTCATAAAAGAGCTTGATATGAAAATATTAAGTGGTCCATATACATCAAGATGTGATGATGAAGGAAACGAAGGTTATACTATGATGACAGCTATAACAACAAGTCATATAATATTACATACTTGGGATAATGGTCATTTTCAGCTTGACATTTATAGTTGTAAGAAGTATAATGTAGATACAGTTTTAGAAGTGTTAAAGAAACATAACTTCTATAGTAAAAAGGAACAGTTAATTGATAGACCATTCATTAAAAAAGATAGTTAAACATATAGATATTTCTAAGTTTAATGTTACAGATATGGTTGATCAAATGGAGTCAACCTCATTTACTTCAAGAGAAATATATAACAGTTGTCAGTTATACAAGGAAATGTTAGAAGATGATAATTTATCTATAATATTAACTATTGCAGGTTCAACACAAGCAGCTGGATGTTTACAATTATATAGAGACTTAGTTAAGTATAATATGGTAGATGTTATAGTAGCTACAGGTGCATCTATTATAGATATGGATTTATTTGAAGGTTTAGGTAACAAACATTATATAGGTTCTAGTAAAGCAGATGATAATATTTTAAGAGAAGAATATATTGATAGAATATACGATACTTATATTTCTGAAGATGACTTAAAACAAGTTGATAATTTTATTAAAGACTTTGCAGATAAAAATTGTTCATGGAAGATACAAAGTTCAAGAGAGTTTTTAAATTTATTAGGTTGGCATACAAGAACAAGTAATAGTTTAGTTCAAGAATGCTATAAAGAAGATGTACCAATATTTTGTCCAGCATTGAATGATAGTGCAGCTGGAATTGGTTTACTTATGCATCAAACAGATAATCCAGATGGTTGTGTTGTTATAGATAGCATTAAAGATTTACGAGAGTTGACTTATTTGAAAGTTGAATCTCAAAATACAGGTTTGTTTATGGTAGGTGGTGGTGTACCTAAAAACTTTGCTCAAGATGTAGTTGTAGCTGCAGAAGCAATTGGTCATAGAGTACCAATGCATCAATACGCAATACAACTTACAGTTGCAGATGTAAGAGATGGAGCTTGTTCAAGTTCTACTTTAGATGAAGCAACTTCATGGGGAAAGGTTGATAACAGTAATACTCAAATGGTTTATGGAGAAGCTACAAGCACTCTACCTATTATAGCAAATTATGCATATCATAATTCTGATTTAAAAAATAGGAAGAGGAGGAAACTACATGAACTTTTTAGGAGTTAAAAAATACAAATATAATGAGTCTAATACTCTTATAATACCATATCCAAAAGAAGCTGGAGTATCTTATGGAAGAGGAACAAGAAATGGTCCAAGAGCTATTCTAAAAGCAAGTCAACAAGTTGAACTTCATCCATATCCTGACAACTTAAAAATACATACATTTACTAGTCTTATAGGTCAAGCATATGCTACAGGATTACCTGAGTTATCAAGAATGGTTAAAGCAGGTAAAGATGAAGGTAAATTTATTATGACATTAGGTGGTGATCATAGTTTAACTCCAACACTATTTGAACCTTGGGCTAATGAAGGTGTTGACATACTTCAGTTTGATGCACATAGTGATCTTAGAGATGAATATGATGGAACCAAAGATAGTCATGCATGTGCTATGAGAAGATGTTTAGAAATGAATAATAAAACAAACTTGTATAGATTTGGAATAAGAAACACAAGTAAAGAGGAAGAACAATATATAAAGAAAAATTCACACAGAATATTCAGACATACTATACCAGAAAACAAAAAGTTATATTTAACATTTGATGTAGATGCATTTGATATATCTTTAATGCCAGCTACAGGAACACCAGAGCCTGGTGGTTATATGTGGAATGAAACTATGCATTTATTAGATAGCTTAATTAAATATAATGAAATAGTTGCAGTTGATATAGTTGAGTTTGCACCAATAAAAGGTATAGAAGCATATGATTTTGTAGTAGCTAAACTTTGTTATGAAATATTAAGAAAAATTTCAAATAGCTGTTGACTTTAATTCGATAGTATGGGAATATAATAAGAGAGATATTAATTTTTAACAAGGAGTGAGAATATGATGAAAATTGATCC